AGTTTGCACCGTCGATACTGACGATCTGGAGAAAGCATTCGAGCTTACCAACCTTTGGGAAGAACCTTCGAAGGTCACCAAGTTTGGTCGTATGAGCTCCACCTCCATTGGTGATATCTTCCGCCTCGGCGATCGCTACTACATCGTCGATACCTTTGGCTTTACTAGCCTATTCCTCTTCAACGATGAAATCGACATGATGGAGTGCATATAATGACTGTCGCAGTTACCTACGAAGAACGTATCGCTTTGATCCGCAAGATCGCAGAGCGTAAGAAGAAAATGTCCACGATCAAGACGAAGTCTCGTTCCTTGATCGATCACTTCGACAAGTACGAGGAAGTTCCTCAGCGTGTCTCGAAGGTCGTCGAAGAAGACAAGACCAAGAACGACAACTACTGGACTGATGCTCCTAAGTATGCAGAACAGTACTACGGTGAAACCTACCGTGCAACCACGAGGTATGACAATGAATGGGAATGATGCTAGCCTTCAGATGGAAATCTATAAGCTGAAGGATAAGATCGCTGGTACCGAATATCAACTTGAACTTATCGAAAAGAAGGTTCAAGCTCTGAATAACGATTTGGGTAAGCTGATGATCGCTCTGAATGATATTATGAACTCACTTGAAGGGGATAACAAATGACTCGTGAAGAAATGCTCGAACAACTGCATAAACGTGAATGCCGTGTGATCTTTAAGAAAGCCACTGGCGAAGAGCGTGATATGATCTGCACATTGCAGAAAGACTCTATCCCTGCTGCTACCCAAGCCGATCCGCTTTCCCAAACGAAGGTTCGGTCAATCAATGAAGAAGTTATTCCTGTCTGGGACGTAAAGGCACAAGGCTGGCGTTCGTTCCGCGTCGATAGTGTAATCTCCTTCTCGTGATTGTAATCTGTATAAATAGTCTGAACTACATTGGAGTACAAAATGTGGATTGACCCCATCACTTTAAGCTGGATCATCATTGGCGCCGCATCCTTTGTGGCTATGATGATCGGTTACTCCGTTGGACGTAAAGGCAATGAGTCTATTATCGCAGGTACAATTTCATATCTTTCCGATGAAGGGTTCGTCAAGTCTTATACAGACGAAGAAGGCGAACTCCACCTAGTTAAACTGAATGAGGATATGCCCAATGGCCGCCGTCGTAAGAAGAACACAACCAAAGCGTAAGAAAGCTACCCCACTTCCTCGCAAACCCAGAACTGGTATCTTAGCAGCACCCACCGAGTCGTATCAGTGGTTTGCTGAATACCTTCGTACGGACGTCGAGAAGAAAGAGATTGCTGGGGTAATCCGTAACTACATCAAAGAGAATTATAAAGGGGAAGAACGTACTCTTCTCCTGAATGCTCCTGACTACTACTATACGAGCGAGTATGGTGTAGCTGCTACTATCCAGTGGAAGAGTCTTGGTTATCCATGGCCAGCTCGGTGGGATGGTAATAAGAAGATCCAGTCTTACATCGACCGTACTCGTGCTGCTGCTCTGAAGAAGCTGCTGGACAAGCAAGAGGATAGTGATACACCTAAGATCGCTCAACGTTCTCCGATGGAAGTGGTGAAGGAAAGAACTACTGACTTCATTGCAAACATCGAAGAGGTGTTGGACCTTTTCTACAAAGGCGGGTATGTCGACATCGAGAACTATTCCGTTTATAACGAGATGATCAAGGCAGATCTGAATTCGTTCTCTGCCAAGCACGTTCTGGACTACTATATCCCTCTGCAAAAAGAAGTAGAGGAACTGGTGAACGAAAAGACCATCGATTTGGTCGAAGGTTATCGCCATATGCCAGTTGCTGAACGTCGGAGATATCTTACCCTTGTGCAGAAGATTGTCGATGATACAAAGCGCTATCTGCTCTCAAAGAAAGCAAAGCGTGCTCCATCCAAGCCGAAGGTAAAAACTGCTGATAAGCAGATCACTAAGATCGTCTATGCAAAGGATTCTGCTGAGTTTAAGCTTACATCGATTAACCCCATGCAGATCATCGGTGCTAAGAGGTTGTTTACTTTCAACGTGAAAGAGCGTATAATTACAGAGTACGTTACCCGATCCTCGAAAGGATTCGAGATGAAGGGAACTACTCTACAGCTCTTCGATGAGGAGCAATCCCGATCCATTCGTCTACGTAAGCCAGATGAGTCTCTGACGATCTTCCTTACAAAACCGAAGACACATATCCATAAGCATTGGGATACTCTTACTACGAAGGCAACGAAACCAACTGGACGTATCAACAAGGATACAATTATTTTAAGAGTAATGGATGCATGAATAACTTTTTAACTAAATCTGAATTTTCTAGGATCGTAGAGAAGCACGTTCTTGATCGGAAGATGAGCTACATGGAGGCGGTACTATGTGCTTGTGAAGATCATGGTATTGATCCAGAAGACATAAAGAAATTTGTATCTACTCCTATCCGTGACAAGATCGAAGGTGAAGCCATGAAGCTGAATTTAATCCCTCGAAGTAATGAGCTTTTCTTTTGATGAAAAAGTTCGTAGTCACAGGAACACCTAGAAGTGGTACTACCTTTCTATGTGATCGTATAGCCAAACTTGATAATGTCTACATGAACGAGTCTAGTAACTATGAGCCATTCATATATGGAAGTAACATCTTAGATGAAGCTAAATACCTCTACGATCTAGAGAAAAACCACCCGGACAAGATCGTAGGATTTAAAGCATTCCTCGGAGATTCTTTTTTCTTGCAAGATCATATGAAATCCTACGATCCTATTGTTATTATAAGACGGGATGTGAGTAAGGTTTTTCTAAGCCAATTGATCTTGGGTAAGAAAGGAGCTGATAAAAATTTCAGTAGTAAGAATAGAAAAGGTATTGAGTCTGTAGAATTCAATCGCAGATCACTTCAGTTCAATGCTAAAACACTTCTGAAATGGTATTACTATGGGGAATTGATTCCAGCAAAGGTTAAACTTTATTTCGAAGATATCTTAGAAGGAAAGACCTATCCGGAGCTTGACGAATATTTTGGAAATAAAATTGATTTGAATACGAATTACCAAGAGGCAGACCTTAGTGTCTATCACTCTGACTATACCCCACTAATTAAATTCCTAAGAGATACTGCAATTTCTCTAGGACCAGAAAATTTTCCTGATTATGTAAGGGAAAATCTGCATATATAGTATGTACTTCGGTACACATATATGGTATAATACACTGTTCATACAACGCAATATAAGGAACACAACATGTCTTTTGCAAATCTCAAGCGCAGCCGCAACTCTATCGACAAGCTCGTTCAAGCAGCTCAGTCCGCAGGCGGTGGCGAAAAATCCTCCTACAAAGATGATCGTCAATGGAAGCCAACCGTCGACAAGATGGGTAATGGCTATGCGGTCATTCGTTTCCTTCCTGCAGCTGAAGGTCAGGATCTACCTTGGACTCGTTACTGGGATCACGGCTTCAAAGGCCCAACCGGTAAGTGGTACATCGAACGTTCTCTGACGACTCTTGGTCAGGAAGATCCTGTTGGTAAGCTCAACAGCAAACTCTGGAATATGTCTGATGACGATAAGTCAGAGACTCGTAAGCAAGCACGTGACCAGAAGCGTCGACTGCACTATGTTGCTAACGTTCTGGTTGTCTCAGATCCTGCTAATCCTGACAACGAAGGTAAAGTCTTCTTGTACGAGTTTGGTAAGAAGATCTTCGATAAGGTCATGGATGCTATGCAGCCTCAGTACGCTGATGAAACTCCTATGAACCCATTCGACTTCTGGGCTGGTGCTAACTTTAAGATCAAGATCCGTAAGGTCGATGGCTGGACCAACTATGATAAGTCAGAGTTTGATTCACCTAGCGAACTCTTCGATGGCGATGAAACTAAGCTCGAAGGCATCTATAACTCTCTTCACGATCTGGGTGAATATACCGATCCGAAGAACTTCAAGAGCTATGCAGAGCTTGAGCGTAAGATGAATGAAGTGCTTGGCACGGATAAGGTTCTTACCCCTACTCAAGAATCCCAGCTTGGTAATCAATCACCTCCGCGTAACATGCGTGAAGCTCCTCCACAGAACATCGAAGAGATGGTTTCCGAAGAGGATGAAGATGATAGCCAAGAGGATGTTACGAGTTA